GTACATTTGTACTCTTCTTGCTGAAGAATAGATCTAGACCAGTAATAAAGCATCCGCCCTCTAGGTTCTCAACCTTAAAGGTTTGTGCAAGTGGATTAGGTCTTACAGGGTTATCAGTATTGCTTTCGATCAACTGAACACCTTCGTTAGACTTGAAGTAAGAAGGTCTAGTAGATACGATACTAGAAGGATTTTCTGGTAGGACACCAGTAGCATAATACTTAACTTCAGTGTAGCTATCTACATCTTCTTTTGCTTCATTTGAAGAACTAGATGTAAATCTGAATGTTAGAATACCAGAAGTGATTGATACTTCTTCAGCATCTGTGTCATATCCAACTGTATCGATATCACCAGTCCATGTTGCATTCTCTAGTGGTGGATAACCAGCAGGAAGAATGATTAGACCAGAAGCATTACCATACTCATCAGTTGTGATAGGACCATTGAATGCAGACAGGGAGTTACCAGCAATACCAGTAAATCTTAGGTCTGGGTTTACCCAACGATCAATTTTTCTACCCTCAAGGAATACATACATCCTTGTATTAGGTTTCATTCTTCTGATTACAAACTTGACAGGAATGCTTCTTGCATAGAATGACAAAGCAGTAGAAACAATATTGCCATTGACTGTCTTAGATTGAACACCCTTACCAATATCATTGTTTTGAGGACTGATGTTGGAAGAACTGGAAATAGCAGCACTTTCTACAGTTGCATTTGCTTGCTGAGTATTGATTTCACCAAGAGAATTAATTGCAGTAAAGGAAGGTGCTGTTCCAACCCAGTTAACAACAAAAGAGTTGTGGATACTGGAGAACGCTTCCTCAACACTATCTTTTGCTAAGAAAATGTTGAATAGAGTTGTGTTTGTATCTACAATGATTGGTTCTTCTTTTTGATCATACCATTGATCAATAGAAGGAGAAACTTCGCCATCACCAACGTATTGTAGAACAACAAATGGATTTGGATTGAGTTCTTTAGATGCAGATGGATTACCTAGTAGTTCTAGATCTGTATATGGTAGAGATACAAGACTTCCTGTTTTCTTATAACCAGAAACTGCTCTCTGATCTTCTCTAGTATTAATTTCTACAAGAGAAAGACTATCTTCCTTGGATTGTGGACGCAATACAGACTGTTGAGGATCAATAGCACATACATGATCCAAAGACTTGAGATTACCTCTATGTGCTTCAAAGTTATCAACAAAGAAACCAGACTTAAATCTGTCTAGACCAACACTATCCTTGACCTGCATATTGAGAGCTTGTTGCTCAAGAATGCTGAGTGTGGTATAATATTCAAGACGTTCAATGCGTTTCTCCAGTTTACCAATATCACGCATTGTGTAGCGTCTATTGTCAACGGGGGTAATTCTTACATCTTTGCTTGTCTTTGTATATGCAGGAATATATGCATAAAAGAGAGCGACTGCATCTTCAATTGGATCTGGCTTTGTTGGGTTCAAAGAAGAATTACCCTCCTTCACAACAAAGTCACCCTTTTGTGTCAAGAACACACCATCAATACGATCAAGATATTGAACCTGACTGAATGAGAATGTATACTCAAGATTAGAATCAGGAGCAGGGGTGCTAGCAATAACAGATCCATTGCCTGCAAAAGATCCTTCGGTTACTTCTAGTAGAGACTTGTCAAGATAACCTGGGATGATAGCATTGACATCAACCTTAGGTCTGAAGTCAATTACGTTCTTAAGTTCAACGTTACCTAGAACTGCAGAGTTGAAAGAAGGAATTTCGTCTTCAGTAACACCTGCTTCATGTAGATAACTGTCGATAGTAACGAAGTCTCCTTGAGATTGCTGGAAGTAATCAAATGCAATGACAAGTTGACCACCAGCAGATTCAAATCCAGGTTTTAGGACAATTCTAGATACCTCATAAATGGTATCTCTCTGACCATCATCAAAAGTATATCTGGATGTTACATCTGTACCAGACACTAGGTTACCAGCAGTATCAACCTCAGGTGGTTGAGATGGAGTACCTTCATAAACATATCTGAGTTTGAATACGTCAGAGTATGATAGAGTTTCAATAACCTCTGTATCATAATCTGTTCCTCTCAAAGGAATAACGCGGTCACCAGATGCAGTAACAACAATTCTCTTGTTTCTTACAGCAGTCTTAAGTCTTGGTTTTGCGTTAGATACTTCTAGAGTTGCAGTCAACTTGAGTTTAGGGAAGTCACCATTGCTAGGAATAGTACCAAAGTAACCTTCACTCAATGCTAGACTAATAGATCCAGATGTTAGACCACTAGCAGTATCTGTAGCAGAAGTAATAGATACAGAATCTTCGGGAATATAAATGATATCTCCCTTGGCGATGTTAGGTGCATCACCTGGGTCAAGTACAGTTACAATATAATTTGCTTCAGTAAATGCAGCAAATCTTTGTGTACCGAATGGCAACTGTGCAGCAAATGTAATTAGACCACCACTAGAAGAAGCAGTAGTAACAAAATCTCTACGGAAGTAATACTTAATCTTAGTATCGTCACCACCAGCAGAGATCTTTTCTACTTGTTTGCTACCTGTTGGGAACAATAGTGTGCCACTTGTAGTATTGACACTCTTTGGACGCAATCTTACAATACTTGTGTTAGTAACATTGCCAGGAAGAGCAGTATCTAGATAAATTCTAGTCTTAGCAGATCCAGCAGGAGTTGTAGCATATTCTACGAGAGCTCTGACTAGATTATTGTCATCATCAGAGAACTGAACAAGATCGCCAGGAAGAAGTAGACCAGCAGCGTTTGCACTGAAACTTGTAGATTCTACAAACATCGTGCCTTTAGTTCCAAAGAACGTAAAGTCTGTTACATTAGAAATCTCAGAGTATTCCTGATTATCTACTACTAGATCACCACTAAACTTGTTACCACCACCAGATCCATAAGAAGAACCAATAGACTTAACATTATTTGGTGTGTATGTTGTTACACTATTTCTGAATAGAACTGCACGAACTTCAGCAGCACCAGAACTATCACCAGAACCAGCAATTACAACTTCAGGTGGTTGAGAGAACTCAATATTTCTTAGAGCATTTCTATTATTGATGTCAACTTTATAGACAGCAGAACCATATACAACTGCTTCTAGTTTAGAAGAATCGTAAGTAACACCATTCAATTGAACAGTTGCACCGCTAGTATATCCAGATCCTCTCTTAAGAGTGATGAAGTGGGAAATAGTATTATCTTTTGCAACTTTTACAGTCTCACCATCTTCAGATCTAATTGTTTCACCAGATTTAAATTCACCAGATAGTGTCTTAACGAAGAGTTGATTATCTGTGGAATATACACCAGATGCTGTACCTTCAATAACACCATATGCACCACTGTCTAGACCGAAGATATATTTACCTTCTTCAAATGCAGCAGGAGTTGGTTCAGATTCTAGTAGGATCTTGGTGAAGAACTGAGGATCAAAATATGCAAATTTGAAAATACTATTGTATGTCGCTGCACCACCTGCAAGACGACCTTTAGATAGAATGATATCGCTATCAGAATTGAAACCAGCACCTCTTTGTTCTAGTGAGAAGTTGCTTGGTTTTACCTTACCAATAACAGGTGTGATAGAATTTCTATAGTCTACAATCTCACCCCAGTATGGGAATGGATCTGCCTGTGATAATGCATCACTTTCACTGAGGAATAGTGTTCTCTTCTTAGTAGGATCACTATCATCATAATCAATTAGAAGATTTTCAATCTCTGCCTTGTTACCAAACACAGTCAATTCCAAGAACTGCTGGTTTACATTGCTATCAATGCCTGGTCTGTTGATTGTGGCAAAAGATAGTGTCTTTACAGAACCAACACTCTGACCAAAACCATTGTCAAGTCTTGTCTTGATGAAATAGATTTCAGCATAATCAGTTTGGAAGTTTGCATCAGTGATGGAACCTAGTGTTGGTTGACCATTCAAACCATTTACTTTAATAGTAATAGTTCTGATTGCATCATTTGGAGTGAAGGAAAGACCTCTTCTAGCAATAGTTTGTCTGTGATCTGTTGATCCTTCAGTTCCATTTAGACCGATAGATCCATCTGTGAATGTTTGATATAAGAATACATCAGGATATGCAGTTAGATCAGAACCTTCTTTGTTTAGAGGAATACTGCCATATACATTAGTAACGTTGAGAGATGGCAAACCTCTTGTTTTGAGAGTTACATTGTCGGTAGAAAGACTTTCTCTTGCTTTGTTAATCTCAAGATACTTAGTCTCTTTATTGACAATTTCATATCCTTTGACATATGCCTTACCAGGACCAATGCTAGCAACCATTTTTCTGGAAGCTTCACTAGCAGTGTATCCATTGTATAGACCAAACTCATCAACACCATAGATGCCTTTGTTGTTATCTTTCTGCGCCCACTCGCGCATATCAACACTAAAGTTATCAACAACATAATCACCACTCTCATCAAATGTCCTACGAGCAAGTGTTTGCTCAAGAACACTGAAGTCAGATGGTGATACTTTTCTTTGTACAACTCCTCTCTTAACCGTGAGTAGTTGAATAAAATTCTTATCAGTGATTGCACCAAGTGCAAACTCTTTAATTTCTAGACCAATTTTTAGTCTATGTGCTCCAGGTGCGGTGTAGTTGGAAGATCCAATTGCATTATCATATAGAGATACATCTGCTTCAGGTGTTACAATCTCTTCTTTAATTGTAAATCCAACTTTTGCGGAGGGTTTGTCGTAATATTCGTCGATAACGAGGAGTTGCTCATCGTTACGAACAAAATAACCATTGACAAAATAGATACCTTCTTCTACTTTTACAGCAGAACCAAATCCCATTGCAGGACTTTCTAGAGATGTTGTTTCTCCAGTATCAGGATTAGTAACATCAATGCTAGTTGGGAGGACGCTACCGTCCGTTCCAACGACTAGAAGGGGTGTATTAATACCATCTACTACCTCTAGCGTCTCACCCTGTCTAAACGTGGGTTCTGTGTTAGAATTACCACTGTTTAGATAACTAACAAAAATAGTATCAGCGGTTGCTTCTGTTGCTAGTTTTGTAGCAAGTACATTCGCTAAAACGCCAGAAGTCAAACCTCTTAACTGCTGACCGACTAGTTGCGAAATATCATACTTTTTATATACTAGACTATCTCCTTCTGAGATTGCAACCTCAGAAACAGAAGATAACTTAACGTAGTCTAATTTCGTATTAAGACCTACCTCACCAGGGATTACCTGTTCGCCCTGCTTGAATGCATATTTACCAAAACTCTCCAATTGATTTTGGAGAATAGATTGTACTTGGGTTAATTCCCTACCTTGGATCGAGTAACCAGGACGGAATAGAATCTTATAAAAATTCTTACTCGCGTCAAAGTCCTCATAATAAGGATTTACATTGAGGTTAGTCTTCTGTGGCATTGTACTCCGCCAAATCGCTAGTATCTAGTCCCTAGTATTTAGTAGAGTTAAAAAAAATCCCCCGAGTGATCGGGGGACTTAATAATATGTATTTTAATCAGAATTCGATAACAAGTTTGATATCTTCAATCTGGTCAGGAGCACGAGTGATCAGTCTTCTGTTTTCAACGTAGATGATCTCACCAGAGTTATTCTTGATTTCAGCAGGTGCAAGACCAGAAGCGAAAGTAGAACCAACTAGGGAACCAGAGTAACCAGTTTGTACGCTACCAGAAGCAGTAGAACTTTCACCAGTGATTGGGTTTGCAGAAGATGCAAATGGTCTTACAACACCAGCATCGAGGTGTGCATCATTGGTTTGGATGTACTTAAGAACACCAGCGGTTGTAGAACCTGCATCTAGTGTCCAAGAAACAACTGTACCATATGCTGTACCACCAGCAACAGTCTGTTGGATCTTCTCGTCAATCGAGTAATCAGCAGTTGCACCAGTGATCTTCACTGCCTTAAGACCAGAAACTGTGTCATCAGTGATGAAGTTGGTAGAACCTTGCTCGATAGGATCAGCAATGATACCGATACGACGGAAGTCGTTATCAACAGGGAAGTCGCCAGAACCTTCAGAATAGGTGAGGCGGATGTTTGTCATCACGCGCTTACCGTTAAGTTCTGTTTCATGGTCCGAACCATGACCACCTAGAGGAGGCATGATTACTTCGAGAGCACCGCTTGCGCCACCTGGGGTTGCAACACCGCTGCTTAGACCAGCATCCGAGAAGAGGTTGCCGTTATCTAGAAGAACGTTACCATAGGTGTAACCCGATCCACGTGCTTGGATCGAAGCAGATGTGATTGTACCAGAACCGTTAGTAACGAATTGTACAACACCACCAGAACCATCGCCCTTGATACCAGAGTATAGAGTTTGAGAAGCAGGAAGACCAGTGCCAGCATCTTCGATGACAACAGCATCAACTGCACCGTCAACTACCTGACCTACAACACCAATTCTGGATGCATCAGTAGGTAGAACGATTGGCATGAAGTCAGAAGAAAGGAACTTAATGACATCATCAGTTGGGATGGTGTACATATACTTCCAAACGTAACCAGCACCAGTGCTCTCAGTGTAAAGACCACTTGCAGCATCATAGTTTGCTGCATCCTTGATTGGTTCTTCGGTTGCGTTTTGACCAGTAGCGTTAGAAGGATCTTCGCCGTTGAAGAGGCACTTGAAGACTTCATATCTGGAGTTCATTACATAGAACTTCGCTTCAGAAATACTTGTTTGACCAGTAGCGGTAGACTTACCAATTGCACCACCACCAGAAGGAGTGTCAGAATAATCAGGCTTCCACATGTCAAACTTAGGGTTGACTGTGGTGTTCCAGTTATAACGACGGATTACTGTTCTTGCAAATGCATCAGTAATACGCTTAGCAGCAATTAGTTCGTCATAGATTGCTACCTTTTCTGCCTGGTTATCTAGAGGAAGAGGGGGAAGATCCTCAGTTGCATAACGGTAGATGCCTGCTTTTGCAGTAGCACCTGTGTCGGATCCACCAGAACCACCTGTTGCACCAGTACGGCACTTGAGGTCAGCTGCTAGGGAAGGAGTGGAGTTAACACCGTTGCTACCAAAAACGTCGGTCAGAAGGAGGGCACTATCATAAACAGCAGCAATGGTTGCGCGGAAGGTGGTGGAACCATATGTTCCTACATACACCTCATCGCCAACGGTAAAGGATGTCGAACCCTTTGAATAGATCTCAAGATACGCTCTCCAAGGTTGTGGACGACCCACGAAGAAATACATCCTCGTTCTTTCTGCCGATGCGGCGGATGGTCCCTCTGTTAGAGATTCTAGGAATTGCTTCGCGTTAAAAATACGAAACTTATCAGAAATAATAGCAGCCATGGTGTTCTTTGTCCGACGTTATGTTTGTGCCTGAGTTATTTATATTTATACTGTATTTAGTCAATTGTAAATGGGATTACCTCATCACCAGTTGATGGGAAACCATCACCTCTAATCTTAGTCACACCAGTGAATGTTGTAGCATTCTTTCCAGTGTATTCAAATACGGAGGTAGTACCAGCATAAACTCCACTATTCAACTTAATCAAAATGTGTCCAGTAGTTGGGAAGTAATTCGTCGAATTGACATCTAACTCACCATTGATATCAACACCACTAGTTGTGATGGTGACTGGGTTTTGGATCGAAGGAGGCATCAAGATAAACTTGGTTCCGTCTAGTGCAAACGAAGAATCTCCTCTCTCAGCAAAGTCTCTAATTGAGATCGATGGGAAGTAGAAGTCAAAGTCAGCAATAGTCAAACCAGATACATTTGAAGTTCCGTCATCAAAGATACCATCACGGTGACTGATTGTGAAACCAGCGTTTGTTTTTGCGTACACACCAACAAATGCTGCAAATGCTCCAAAGACCGCGTTTACGATCTC